CCGCGACGGTCGCGTATGTAAAGTTACATATGATCCTAAACTCCCAACATTCACCTGTTGGGATCTTGGCATGGATGACAGCACCGCCATCTGGTGGTTCCAGCGTTCCCCGGGTGGCGAATGGCGATGGCTTGAATATCACGAGGACAGCGGCCAAGGCTTCGACTACTACGCCAAATTGTTGCACTCGAAACCATACGTTTACGGCAAGCACTATTTGCCGCACGACATCGAGGTGCGCGAACTGAGCGCGGGCGGCAAGTCGCGCCGCACGATGCTGACCGGCCTCGGCGTCAAGCCGATCTTCGTGGTGCCCGCCGCCAATCCAGCCGACCGCGTGTCCGCCGTTCGCCAAATCCTGCCGCGCTCGTGGTTCGACTCAAAAGGTTGCGAGGTCGGCCTGAAGAAGTTACGCGGTTACCGGCGCCAGTGGAACGAACACATGGGCGTGTGGCGCGCGGAACCCGTTCACGATGGCGCCAGTCACGGATCTGACGCGATCGGCACTGGCGTCCAAGGTTCGATCGACCCGGAAAACGTGGCCAAGCCCATCCTCCCTCCCTTCATCCATCGCCCGATCCCGCCAACGTCCGGCGGGTGGGCATCGATCTGAAAGGCACACCATGGCAGACAGCAAACTCGTTCGTGACGCGCAGGCCGGCGGCACGATGGGCAAGACGGCACCAGCTGGTGGCGGCCGCGACACGATGCCGAAAGGCGACGGGCTGAAACAGGGATGGTCGGATCAGACCAAGAAGCCGTCGGTCCTCACGGACATGAGCGCGGCGAAAAAGCGCGTGAAGTGACGGACTTCTCTGACACGATCGCGGCCTTGCGGCTTGTGTCCATGACAACTGACAGTCCAGCCATGCGCGACCATCTCTATCGCGTGACAACCATGATTTGTCAGTTTGAAGACGCGATGCGGGAACTGGAAGCGGGCGTCAAGATCATCGAACAAGGCGCCGTCGAGAAGGATCAGGCCATCGCGCACCTGGAACAGTCCTTGCGCGAAAAGGACGACATCATCCAGGCGCAATACGCCGAACTCGTCTCGACGCGCGCCAGCCTTGATAAGGCCGTGGACATGCTGAATGAAATGCGCGCGGAACTGGACAGGAGAAAGGCGGCATGAACCCCAACGACCGTGATCAGTTCGCCCCATCATCCGGCAACTCGCCGTTCATCGAGCCGCGCGTCACGCCAGGCACGAACACCATCCGCCCGCCGCGCGTGGATCGGCCCGACCTGTTGGCACCGAAGCCGCCGAAAGACGCGCCTCAGATGACGTATCCGAAGGCGCGGCGCTGATGCCTTGGCGTCCTAATCAGGCCGAAGAGCACACGAAGAAAGCCAAATCGCCCGCTGCAAAGAAACAATGGGCCGCGACGGCTGACGCGGTGTTGAAGAAGACCGGTGACGACGGGCAGGCAATCAGGATCGCGAACGCCGCCGTCAAGAAGCGGGGCAAGAAGTAGCCTTGTCCTCAACTCTCGACAGCGACGACACGATCCAGTCCGTTGGCGGCCGCAAGTACCAGGACGTGGTGAACCGCGCGCACCGCCGCTGGCGCAAGTGCCACCAATGGGAACAATCCGCGCGCACGCATTGGCTTGAAGATCTTCGTTTCGCTAACGGTGACGCTTACAACAACTGGCAGTGGCCCGCTGAAGTCTATCGCGATCGTGGTGCCCGTCCCTCCCTGACCGTAAACGAAACGCGCGTCCGCAACCTGCACATCATCAACGACGCCAAGCAGAATAAGTCATCCGTCAAATACCGCCCCACGGGCAGCGGTGCCACGCAGGCCGCCGCCGAGGTCTATGAGGGCATGTATCGATCCATCGCCAACGTCAGCAACGCGCAAATGGCGCAGGGCATGGCGATTGAGTATCAGGTAGACGCGGGCCTTGGCTTCACGATTGTCGAGACCAGATACGCATCGCCCGATCCGACGCCGGGACCGGAAGCGATGGACCAGGAAATCATCATTTCATCGTGCAAAAACCCGATGGGCGTGATGCTGGATTGTGATTGCGAGGAGCCTGACGGCACCGGCGCTCGTTACGGCTTTGTCTTCTCTGATCGTCCCAAGGATGAAGTGATCGAGGAATACCCGGAACTTGAAAGTCGCCTGACGGTCGCGAACTCCGTTGATGGCAACGATGCCGGTTGGATACGTGACGATCATGTGCGCGAGTGTCGATATTACGAGGTCGAAGAGGAGAAAGACGAACTCGTTTGCGACGATGAGGGGGTGACGGCCTATCGTTCCGATGTTCCGGCGAAGCTATTTCGCCAGTGGGAAGACGACGCGGAGGCAGAAGGCAAGAAGCTACGGCGCCGGGACGTGATCCGTAAGAAGGTCAAGTGCTACCTTATCATCGGCAACGACGTGGTTGGCGAGCCGGACGATCTGCCGGGAACGTGCGTGCCGATCATTCCGTGGAACGGCCGTATCACGCTGATCGACAAGCGGTTGGATCGTGTGTCGCATACGCGCGGCATGATCGATGCGCAGCGGATGTTGAATTACAACTGGTCCGCTTCGATTGAATATGGTGCGCTTCAGAGTAAGTCGCCGTGGCTCGCGCCAGTCGCCGCGATTGGCGATTACATGACGTATTATTCCACGTCGAACGTGGTCAATCACGGCGTCATTCCGTGGGTGCATCGTGACGAGGAAGGGCGGGAAATCCCGGCGCCGAGCAAGATGCAGCCACCGACCGCCGCGCCGGTTTATATGGAGGGCGTGCAACTCGCGCAGCAGTTCATGCAGAGTGCCAGTGGCCAATACGAGGCCACGATGGGTCAACCGGGCAATGAGCGAAGCGGCAAAGCCATCAATGAACGCCAGCGGCAGGGTGATCGCGCCACCTACCACTTCATCGACAATCAGGCGCTCGCCATCCGCCGCCAGGGCACGATCATCAAGGAGTGGATACCGGTTATTTACGATACGGTCCGCGTCGCGAAGATCATCAACGCCAAGGACGAAGAGGAAGAGGTCCAGATCGATCCGAACTCGCAGGAGGCGCACCGTGAAAAGCGTATCGGTGATGCCATCCAGCGTATTTTCAACCCGAATATCGGCAATTATGAGGTCGTGTCGGACGTTGGGCCGGACTACGCCACGCAGCGGCAAGAGGCGTTCAACGCCATCGTGCAGATCCTGACGCAGGCGCCGGACCTCATCAACAAGATTGGCGATCTGTTGTTCAAGGTCGCTGATTTCCCGCTCGCGGATGAAATGGCGGAGCGGCTGAAGCCGGGCCTCGATCCGCAGGCGCAGGCAGCGATGACGCAGCTACAGACGGCGCTCACGGCCGCGCAGGCCAAGGGCATGAATACCGAGAAGCTGCTCGCCGAGGCGATGCAGGCGCTGACCGAGGAACGGCTCAAGGTCAAGGCGAAGGACAGCGACAACACGATTGACGCCTTTGACGCGGATACCAAGCGCCTCGCGGTGGTCAAGGACATGATCCCGATGGAGCCGGATGCCATGCGGTTGCTGGTCATGCAGACGGTCAAGCAGGCGTTGCAGGACAACCTCGGTCCCATTGTGGCGTCATTGCGCGGCGGCCTGGAACAATCCACGAGCGCGGCCGGCCTGCCAGGTGCTACAGGTGCGTTGCCGGTGCGCATGCCCGACGTGGGCCAGCAGGCGGCGCAGCCAGGGGGTATGTGATGGATGGTCGTCAAACTCATTTGTGGTGCGAATGGATGATGAAGCAGGCTAAGCCCACAACTGAACTCATGACGATCGAGACAGAGCGCGAGTCGCGACTGGCGGGTGATCTATTGTTGGCGCGGCAGGAGGTCGCGGTGTTGCGTGTGCAGTTGGCCGCGTCGTGGGAGCGGGAGAAGGCGATGGACGCGACGAACCGTGATCTGCGGCGGGAGTTGCTGGAGGCGCACGACGTGGCGGGACGGGCGGAAAATGCTGTCCAGGTGAAGGCATCATCGGCAGATTACACGCGGGACTTCTTCGGCGATTGGCGGAGGATCGGCGCGTGACCTGTGTTCCTCTGGTGAAGGCCGGATGGCGGTATCATCTGGAATGGACATCGACCGTTCGCGGCTTGGCGATCTGGGTTCCGTGGAGACATCCATCGCGCCCGCTTGTTTACTCATTCTGGCGTAAGATGTTCTGATGACCCTGAAATCTCCCCACATCGGCCGGCGCACCGCTGAACCATTCCGCCTGTCCGGCGCCGCTACCGGCCTCAACGCGCACCGCATGGTCGCCGAGGTCGCGGTTAGCATGGCGGAAGAGTATTTCGAGACGTTCGCCGCTGACAATGCCTTTTACCAGGCGATCCGGGCGCAAGGGCAGATCACGGAGAAGGCCGCGCGTCTGGTGTTCGTGGAGCGGGTGGCGCCGCGGTTGCTTGAGGACGCGCGGCGGGCACTGACGGACTGTCTCACGTTGGGCGACGACGTGATGCCGAAGAAGCAGAAGGACGAGATTGCCGAGGCGCTGATCCTGGACACGGATTTGCGGGCCAATCGGTTCGTGGCGGAAGAAAACGCGACCATTCCGAGCGTGTTGCATTGAGCGGTGGCGCGGCGGCGGGACTGCAAACCCCATCCGGCGGGGATCAGCCGTGATGACTGAATTGAGGACGAAATGAGCGAAATTGAGGAACTGAAGGCGGAAATCCGGCGCTTGCAAGGCATCCTGGACGACAATGAGATTAGTTACGAATTAGAGGCGTTCGGTCCGCCGGACAGGCCGCAATTCGGTCCGCCTACGTTAATGGAACATGTTATTCAACTGGCAGAGGCGAAGCTGGTGCGCGAATTAGGGGATCGTCTTATCGAAGAGTGGGATCGAAAATGGTCGTTTGAGGATGGCGTTCTCTGTAAGACATCTCATGGATTACGCATTCGCCTACCGACGGTCATGCCACGGGTTGACTACACGGTGTCACGATGAGCGAAACCACGCAGCAAGAACCGACCGAATCCGCCCCTGTCGCCGACCCGGCGGCCGTTGTTCCGCCAGAGACGACGGAAGAGGTAACGCAACAGGCGGCGGAGCCTGCCGCTGAACCGGAACCCGAGCAACTGAAGCCGCGTCGCGCCGATCGCCACGTCGCCAACCTGACCGCGCGCCTCGCCGCGAAGGAGCAGGAGGTCTTGGAGGCCGAACGCCGCGCGCAAGCCGCCGAGGCCATGCTACAGGCCGGGCGTGAGGGCACCGGTTCCGACACGCCGCGCCAACCCGCGACGCTGCCCACGGACATCGAGGCCCGCGCGGACGCCATCGCGGCGCAGCGCGAGTTCAACCGCCGTCTCGCGGACATCGACGCAGCCGGCAAGAAGGAAGCAGGCGCGGAGACATGGGAAGGCGCGAAGGCGATCCTGACCGGGCTAGGTGCCACGAAAAATCAGGCGTTCCTCGAAGCCCTGGCCGAGACCTCGAACCCCACCAAGATATTCGCCGCGCTCGCGGACGACAGCGATGAAGTGATGGCGCTGCTCCGCAAATCACCGGCCGCGATGGCCGCGCACCTGGGAAGGCTTGACGCCAAAATGGAAACCACCGCCGCGCCTCGCGCCAGTTCCGCGCCAAAGCCGCCCGCGCCGTTGCGGACGCCAGCGGTGCAGCCGGAGCCGGATCTTTACGATGAGAAACTGAGTATGAAAGAGTGGGCCGCGCTGTGGGATAAGCAGGCGCCTCGGTCGCTTGGTGGGCGGCGTTAGGTGGGTTTCTCTGCTGCCTTTCGACGCGCCCATGCGGCTTTTAGGCCGTCAATTCGGCGTTGCCGTTTGATGGGGTCTTTCCATGCGGCTTCGCGCGAGGCTTTTTGTTGCGCGCGATATTCAGGGTCTTGCCAGTATGCTGTGTGTAGTGCGGACATTGCGGCCTGATGTTCGGGTGTTTTCCAGAGATCGGCCATTTGCGCGGATACAGCGGCTTTTGTCTTGGGCGTATTCTTGCCTTCCTTCACGGCGGCATCTCGCGCGGCCTTCCATTCAGGGTTGTTGGCATACATGGCCTTGGTTTCCACGCTGCGCTTGGCGCGAAATTCAGGATCGTCCCACATTTTCTTGCGTTGCACGGACCACAACTCCCGAGTGTATTGACCAGCGGACGGCCCTCGGTCTCCTGCCTCCATGAGATTGTATGTCATCGGGAAATCAATCAATGCCTGTCGTTCCGCAGCATTAAGCGCGTCAATCAGTTGGTCAGATGGAACGTGGCTAAGGTCTGTGTAGATCGCGAATACGAACGCTTCTGGTCCGTGGGCATTCCACGCGCGCTGAAGCAAAAAGTTCCGATGGTTGCTTTTCTTCAGGTTCCCCCGATGGGACATCCAGCGGCGCCGAATACGATCTGACTGGCCTACGTAGACCTTCCCCGAGGCTACGTGAGTGATGGTGTAGATGCCGGGGATGCTGAGTTCATGTTTTCGGGTCATTCCTATTGTTAGCACAACGCGGACTAGCTGACAATGGATATGATGCTTCCCGTTCCGGCCGGTGTCTGCCGTTGATGACTTGCTTAGGCTCGCGGCGTGATGGCTTTCGACTTTCTCCGCCACGACTGTAATGGATTACCTAGTCAAGAACTTGATAAAGTGAGACAGGTGTCCAAATTCATAGATACAGTCAAGGAGAAAGTCGTTGGCAGATCGACTCATTACGATCGATATGGTGACCCGAATCGCCGTAAGGCTTTGGAAAAACACGAATGCGTTCATGAGGAACGTCAACACGCAGTACGATGACCAATACGCCCGCACCGGCGCCAAGATCGGCACCGCGTTGCGCATCCGCCTGCCGGTCGATTACACCGTCGGCACCGGGCAGAGCGTGTCATTCCAGGATACCGTTGAGAACTTCACCACGCTGACGATGGCGACGCAGAACAACGTTGGCATGTCGTTTCCGCAGATCGAACTCACGTTGCAGATTGACGACTT